ACGTTTGTAGTAAAGAATACTCTACTATTACGTACTAAATTTAATGCCATAATCTTTCCTTTTATGATTATAAGTATACTATAAATACACTAACTAGATATTTATCTGTTGCGGTACATAGTATGCTTGGGGTTACATAAGTGCATAGCGCACTTGTAAATTAATTTCACCAACTGCATAAGGCTGCAGCAGCCCTTCGTCGGTAACGATTGAAGTTATTAAAATTTCAGTAGTTTGGTAATTATTAACTTGGTCGTATGTTAGTACACGATTATCATGAATTACTTGTTCTACGTCTTCTAATAAATTTTCTAATAATTGTTGCGAGTCTTCGCCTTTGCAGTATACCTTTAAGGCAATATTTAAATAAGCCCAAGTAAAGTCTCCTGGTAAGTACTCGCGCATTTCGCTGCCTGCGGTTGCGTATATGCTTGGAAAGTCGTTGACTTCATCCCAAAACTTTAAGTATGCATAGGCATTGTTAAATAAGTTAGTATTATAAGGTTGATTACCGTCTATTAATTTAAGCTTTTCTGTTAGTGCTTTTACTACGGAATTTCTACGGCTCATACTAGTACAGTCCTCATACGATTAGCTACCTTTTCAGTGGCAATTTCTTTAATTGATTTAGATATTAACAGTTTAGGGTCTCGTGACTTAGGTCTACTTTGTCTACCGCCTTCTGAAAATGTTGCGTATGGATTTTTCATATAACTATAAAATGCAGTTATCATTCCTTCACGGCTTTGACTTAATTTTTCTACTTTAACACTTGCTGCAAACCTGCCTGTACGATAATTTAATACATCTTTACTAAGCCCACTGCCCATATTAACACTAACTACATCCTGTAAGTGAGTGTCTAGCAGATTTTGAAGACTAGACAGAGAATATGTATCTGTTTCTACAACTGGGAGTCTAGTTTTAGAAACAGAAGATTTTTTAGTTTTATTTTCCCCGCTAACACTTTGAGTGGAGATTTTTATTTTTGATTTAGTACCCTTGCCTACAATACCAACTTTACCCGTAACTGGACTATGTGGTTTTAATGGTTTTGGTTTTCCGCCTAAAGTTTTAATTATAAAATTAGTTATTTTTTCTGAAACATCTTCTATTATAGTGTTACTTCCAGGTAACGTAGCTGCTATATTATTAAATTCTTTTAGTATATGTCGCTTTATTCTACCTTCTATTACTGCTAATCTATTATTTTCTTTATAGTATTGCACGGTTAGTACAACAAAACCTACTTTTTTAGTTACTTTAGTTAGACTATCTTCAGCAGCTTGATTATGGAATATATAATCAACGCTGCCATGAGCTTCATCTAATTGATCTATATATTTTTGAACTACAGCTTTGTTGTCAGGACTTAATCCTTTATATACTAAAGAGTTTTTTAGTCGCATACCTAAAGGCGTATTACCGCCTAAAGTTTTCTTTTTAAATAAGTGCCCTAAATCTAATTTTGATAAGTATTGCCTTTTTAATAAAGGTAAGTCTCCCATATCAGTTTTAATCAACTTTATAGTGCCTTTTTCTGTTGTTACACGAGCACCAATATGCTGAGATGCGGATTCTATAGTTATTGTACCATCTTGGTCTTGTAGAGCTAAAAAATTACTATTAATTGAACTATATATAGGAACAAGATAATATTTTGATTTATCACCTTCAACAAATTCCTGTATTTGACCTATTCTATTACCTTCTATTACAAAAGCTTTATTTACAAAATCTTTTGTATAGTTATTATCCTCTATATCATAAGCGTTTTGTAATTCTGATAAAGTTCGTTCTCTATAGGACGTACCAAAATGTTCGTTATCTGGAATCGCTTTTGATACTCGTGTAATAAAAATTCTGGCAGTACTAAAATTTTTACATACTAATAGATTAAGTTTAGGTATGTATTGGGTCCCTTGATTACTAAGTACTCTTTCGACTGCACCTTCTATAGTATTAGATTTCCCTGCCATAGTATCTACAGTATTTATAAACTCACGATAAGACTCTTTATAGTTTTGTGCTAATTGTAGTTTATTTGCAAATTGAACATGCTCAGAAGATAGATCTAAAATATGAACTGATTTATCTAGTTTTTCGCGAGGATTTATTTTACCCTCTTCAGTTTTTAGTACTTTAGATATTAAGTTTTCTATAATTTTTTTAGACTCAGAACCCATTTAATTATCCGTAATAAGCAGTATGTAAGTCTAATACACGTTTAATACTAGCAGGTAAATTAGTTGTAGAAATATACTCAATTTGCATAGTATTAGGACTAATTGATTTTGTGCTGTGTACAGCTGAATCATTACGCAAGTAGTAAGTAACCAAATCAAGTATTGCTAATTTTAAATCTTCTGGTAATTCTTGATATCCTGCATTATAAGTTACACGAAAAGCATTTACTCGGTTATATCCTGTATAGTTAGATATAATAAATTCTACTGCTTCATTATCCACTACATAGTCTGTAAACTCTTCTAGCGTTGTATATGTTTTGCCATAGTCTTCGGAAAATTCAACTGAAGCTATTTGTGTTACTGGTGTTTCACTAAGTAAGATACGATTGTTTACACAACTTCTTTTTGTTTCTGTGTTATATTCTTCTAAATAATCTACAAAAGTTCTACGACATATTTGTTTAACCAAAGCACTAACTTTTGTTATTATGCTTTGTATAGCAACATCTTGAGTAGTGCTATTTATTAATGCGTAAGTTTTGTATTCTTGTAGCGTTATTAAATCAGTTGCCATAGAATGTCCTTTTTATCTTTTATAAAAACACTACAAATGCTTTTATAAAAAACAGGGAACCGAAGTTCCCTATTTTTATTCCTGATTAGGAAGTGTAGCGTAGAGCTGCAACACCTTGACCTAAGTTTGTGCTTAGTTGTGTGAAACCCATGCGCATAGAGCTAACCATAACACGACGTTGTTGTTCAACCAAGTCTTGTGTGTCTAGACGTAGACCACGTTGGTTACCAATAACGAAGTTAGGGGTATAAACAGCTAGAGCACCAATGTTATTTGTACCATCAACACCAGCACTTGTAGCTGTTGCAGAACTTGGCATAACTGGTAGTTCGCCAGAAACTAACACTGGACTATTACCGATTTGACCGATTTGACCAGTTAGCAATGTAGCTTGTGGACCAACTTGGTTCATAGTTTGGAACTTCTCGTCGTCTAGCAAGTTGTAGTATACATCGTTGTTAACAAAGTAAGTAACTTCAGCTGGATCTAAACCTAGTGTACCTAGTGCAGCACGTAAACCACGTAGTTTTTCAACTGTAACTTTAGTAGCAACTGCATTAGATGTAGCTGTAACGCTTGTATAGTACTTAGCTAGACCTTTAACTGGATCTGTACCACTACCAGCACCAACTAATAGGGCTTTGTCCATTGAACGAGCAATACGACGAACCATAGCGTCACGAACAAATGGAAGAATTAAAAGTAGTGAATCTTCGTCTTCTTCAAAAGCCATATACTCGCGAGTAGCTAGTTTGTATGCACTTAGTGTGATTTCTTTTAAGGCGTGAGTTACGCTAGCACCTGCACTCTTGAAATCTGTACTGTTATCACCAAACTCAGAATTCTGAACCCAAGTAGCTAAACCAGCTTCTGGATTTAACGGAATCTTCATTACGTTGGTTTGCATATTGATTTGACGGAACTGTGGAGCAACCACTAGTTTACGACGAATTTCGCTTTCCATGTTTAGTGAAACTTCTGTTTCCCATGTAGCGCTTGGTAAGTGTGCACCGTATTTTTGGATTAAGTCTTGTGCATACTTAGTATCAGCAATACCTTTGTGGGTAATATTAGCTAATAGATAAGCTGCTTCTTTTTCTTGATAAGTTGGACCTGTTGAGGTATTGCCTTCAACAAATTGCATTTTGCTAGCTTGAATGCGAGTGATTTCTTCAGACTTCTCTTTTAGAGTAGCTTGTAGATCAGCTAGAACACCCTTAGATTCGGCTGCTTGGTCTT